GTGCCACTCGCCCTCGGGCACCGGCTCAAGCGGGTCCTCGGCGGTGATCACGTTCCCTACGGCCTTGTGCACGCGCGCGCGGATCCGGGTGCTCGGGCTCGGGCCGACGTTGCGGTTGACGAGCAGCTCGATCGGGTACCACGGCGCGCGGTTCACCAGGCTCGTCCACGGGCTCGTCTTCGTGTATCCGACGTTCGTGAATCCGGCGATGAGCTCGATCAGGATGCCGCCGACATCCACGTGAGTAGAATGGGCGATCGGGACGCCGGTGCTCGGGAACCGGGCCACGATCCGGAGGACGGCGCCAAGTTGACCATCAGCCTCTCCGATCTGTCGAATCCCGACATCGAGGTACGCGGCAACGCCCTGCCAGGTGGCGTCGTCAAGGGGTTCAGTCGGATCGAGGACGTTCGGCGCATATCCCTCGAAGATGCCAATCCCCAAGTGCCTGAGCTCGGTGTCCAGCCCGCTCATCCCGTAGTGGCGCCCGCCTTCCATGACCTGTCCGCTCACGTAACACGACCCCACGGAGATCGCGTCCCGATCGACGACCGCCGCATCCGCCTGCGGGTCAAAGTCGGGCTCGTCGAGCTGCCGCGTGATCGCGATGATCTCGCCAGGCGGGCCACTGAACCAGATAGCGGTCACGTCCCACCGCTGGACGTAGATGCGGCTCTGCGTCGCGATGATGAAGTCGGCCTGCGCGGAATAGTTCGACTCTTGATCGAGGTCGTCCGTGAACTTCACGCGCACGTATCCCTCGAAACCCTGAGCGAAGCCGCAAAGCGTGGCGGTGAGCATCTCGGCGGGATTCGTCGTCTCGTACACCCGCACGGGGTTCGACCAATCGCCGTCGAGCGGGATCACCTCGTACGTCGTCATCGCCCAGGGCCGTGAAAACGGATGCGAGTACTCCAGCACTTCGACCGTGAAACATGACGTCGTGATCTCGGTGATTCGGATGATGGGAGTGGCCGGCTGGTCGGCCGTGATCACCGTGAACGTCGCGACGTCGGGCAAGCCATCGGCCGTGCCGTCGTTCGCGAATACCTGCACCTCGTAGTCGTCGGCTGCGAGGGCGGTGATGTCCCAATCGTAGAACAGGTTGGTCACGCCCGACGTGATAGCCGTCCAGGAGCCCGCGCCTACGGCGCGGTACTCCAGCGTGTACGTGAGCGGGTCGCCGTTCGGGTCGATCGCCGCGTCCCACTCGACGCGATGCGTACCTTGGATCCACTCGGCCCCATCGAGCGGCGAGGTGATGTTCGGCGGCCCCGGCGTGGTGTTGTCCACCAAGAATTGGACGCTCGACGTCCCGGACTGCTTGCCGGTGCCGCCCGTGTTGACCGCGAACGCCTCGGCTTCGTATGTGCCATCATCCAGCCCGGAGATGTCCTCGATGAAGAGCGCGTTACCCTCGCGGTCCTCGAAGGCATTGATCCACGTGATGTCGCCCACCTCGCGGTAGCGGAACGTGTGCAACGTCGTGCCACCGATCGGGTCTTCAGACAGCGCATGCACGATTTCGAGCAGCCCGCGATAGGTTCCTAGCGAGTTGGGTGCGGAGATTAGCGGCGTGGTCGGTCGGAGCTCTCGAAGGAGCACGTTCCGGCCGAGCATCGAGACGCGGAGCGTGCCGCCTGTGTACTGGCTCGCCACGAGGCGCCCGGCCTGGGTTACCCGGGCCTCACCCGCAAGCTGGGTAACGGCCAGGCGCCCGGCCTGTGTCACACGGGCCTCGCCCTCGATCTGCGTGGCCGCGAGGCGCCCAGCTTGGGTGACCCGTGCCTCGTCCGCCATCTACGCCTGGACCTCGATGAACGTCTCGGCCGCGTTGAGCCCGGCCGCTGTCCACTCGGCTGCGGTGTCTGGATCGGTCTCCAGCAGTGGCCCACGGATTACGTCATAGACATCGACGAGCTCCTCCGGGCCGTACTCGGATTCGCTCCCGTCGCTGTTCAGGCCGATCACCACGCGCGCGTAGGGGGTGCCGACGGAGCGCACAGCCGCGAGTACTTGCACGGCTGCGGGCTCGGCTCCCACCACACTCGAATGCGCGAACGAATCCCGGTCGCCAGGCGTCGCGCTTTCGTTGTACGTCGCGTCACCGTCGCTGCCCTCGTCGTCCACGTTCTCGTGGTTCGCCCCCGCCGACGGCGTGAAGTCTGCGCTCGCCCCGGCTGTGTCCGCCGGCTGGTACCACACCTCCATGGTCCCGAGGAACGGGTCCGCGAAGTCTGCGACGTAGATGTCCGCGAGCCGGTCGTCCGCGTCCCAATTCCCGATTGAATTCGCCGACAGGAAAACAAGTCTCACCGCACTGGTCGCGTTCCCGCTGAGCAGGGTGTCGATGCCGGTGTCGCTTCCGGCGTCGGTCCCGTCGATCTGCCAGTGCACCTCTCCGAGCGTCGCGTGCACCTTGACCCGCACCTCAACGTACTGCCACCCGACCGCCAGCGGCGCGGTCGCTTTCGACACGATGCTCGCTGTCGGATCGCCACTCGATGCCGTCGTGTAGACGAGTGAATTGTCGGTGCCGTCCACTCCGATGGTGCCGAACAAGAATCCGGGGCCTTCCTCCCATAGCTCGCATAGTACACGCGACACGCCCAAGTCGTTGAGAAAGAACCGGAAGCCGAACAGAATCTCGCCGCCGGCGAGCCCGAGCATGATCGGCTGGATGTCCGCACCGGCCGCGCCCGTGAGGTAGCAGCGACGGCCCTCGGCTACGTTCGCGAGCTCAGTGACCGTGACAGTCCCGCCTATCCAATTCGCACGGAGATCGTCTCCGGCTGTGTTGGGCGTATGCGCTGCGGCCGATGCGTAGCCGAACGAGTCGAAAAAACGGACCATTACGACACCTGTTCGTACATGATCTCGGCCGCATCAGCATTCGCCGCCGTCCAGGCGGCGGCCGTATCCGGGTCCACCTCGTCGATCGCGCCACGCACGCCGTCATACGTGGTCACGAGTCCGAGCGTAGCACCGAACGATTCGGTCGGGGTGCCGGCCGGGTCCGACTTCGTTCCGACCCTGAGCGTGGACGAGCCGGGGCTCACGACGCGCGCCATCACGAGCGGCTGGATCGCGATCGGATCGGCGTCGAGCGTCTTTGAGGTGCCGAGTGAATCGGTCTGGAGCGTGGTCGAACTGTTGTACGTGGTGTCGCCGTCGTTGCCGATCTCGTCCACCTGGCTCTCGTTCGTGCTCGCGAGAGGCGTCCAGCCTGACTCCGTGCCCGAGGCGTCGGCTTCCTGATACCACACCTCCATCGGACCGAGGAAGACGGTCCCGTCGTCCACGTAGATGTCGGTGATGCGATTTTGCGTCTGCCAATCGCTAGACAGGTTAGACGCGAATTCGATCGCTTCGGCAGGCCCCGATTGTGTCTGCTCGGTATCCACACCGCTCACTGACCCCGCATCCTGCCCGTTGACCTGGAAGGCGACCGCGCCGGCGCTCTGATCGAGCGTGACCTTCATCTCCAGGTAGTGCCATTGGTTCGGCTTCACCGGCAGCGCACTCCTGAGCACGATGGCCGAAGACGTGCCTAGGTCACCGGATGGGTCCCTGGAGTAGACCAACCGGCCGGCGACAATGCCGATCGAACTAACGAGGGTGCCGGCCGAATTGAGGAACCGGCAGATCAAGTTCTCGGCGAACTGCGCGGTATGATAGAAGCGGAAGCCGAGTATGAACGTGTCTTCGCTGAACGCTCCCAAGTTCGGGCGAGCTGCCGCACCATTGACGGCCGTCGCGTACTTCCGGGTACCGTTGTTGTCAGCCTCGAAGGCATTGATGGTCACGCTTGTATACTGCTCCCACTGAGCCTTGAGGTCGTCGCCGGCACCATCGGAGTGCGCCGCATTCGAGTAGGCCCCGAACCCTTCGATGAACCTGAGAGACATCGCAGCTTCTCCGCTCTATGAGAGGCCGAGGGCATGCCTGATCCCCCGTCGATTCCTGTTGATCACCTTCAGCATGAGGCGCTCACCGGCCGGCGTGTTCATGCTCTCGACCACGAGGCCGTCGCTGAGCCCGAGCGTGAGCTCACCGCGCAGCATCGAGCCGTCACCCGCACCGAGCGTTTCGGCGCCCGTGGTCCCGACTAACCCGCCGGTCCTGAATTTCCGCAGCTCCAAGGGCACGAGCCCCCGGTTCAGGCGCTCGAAGAAGTCCACGCCGAACCTCTTCACCGAGGACGCCTGCACGACGTACTCGCCCGCTGACAGCCGCGCGAGTACGCGGTCTTCGCGGGGACCGCCAGGGCCGGATACGCTGCCGCCGCCGGCGAGGCCCGGCACGACGGCGGGCTCGACGATGCCGCCCCCGCTAAGCCCTCCGAACGCGGCCGTGACGATACGCAGCGCGATCATGCGGGCCGTGATCTCGACGATCGCGGCTGCTAGGCTCGCCAGAAGGCTCTTGATGTCACTCAACCGCCGGAGCGCATCTCCCAAGCTCTCGGCCTCCAGCACGGCGTCCCGCAGGAAGTCCGCAAGGCTGTCCTCTGCTGCCTCCCGGAATTCCTTCTTGAACCGGAGCCAATCGTCGGTGAGGCCCCTGATCTCCAGATCGACTTGTGCGTAGAGGTTGACCAGCTCTTCGGCCGCACGCCTGATCTCCGGGTCTGTGGACTCCTGGGAGAACCGGACGAGCGAGGGCAACACGGCCTCGATCTCCCGGCGCAGCTCCGTGTAGGCAGCCGCCGTCTGCCGGCGTGCCTCCTCGCTGCCCAACACGCCAATCTGTTCTTGGAGTTGGATACGATCGAGCGCGTCACGGAGCCTCTCCTGACTGCGCTGAACGATCGCCTCGACTTCCTTGAACTGCGCCCTGACGCTCTCGACGTCGATCAGCGCGTCGATCAGTTGGATACCTTCCTCGTCGCCCTCGGCGCGGAGGCGCGCCTTCAAGTCCCGGAATTCGAGCTCGATCTTCTTCGCCGCAGCTTCCGCCGCGCGCCCCGTCCCTTCGAGGAGCTGGACCTCGGCCTTGAGCAGCTCGTCCGCGAGCTTGATGGTGGCCTCGCGCAGCTCGTTCGCCTCCTTCCTGCGCTGGACGATGCGGTCGGTTTCGATGTCGGTGATCTTCTCCTCGACCGCGAGCGCCCGATCGAGATCACCCGCCGCCTGCTCGGCTGCGAGAAGCTCCCGCTGTAGCGCGATCCGTCCTCGGAACGCTTCCTCCCGTGCGTTTGTGAGGGTGGTGAAGAATTCGGCGATCGAGATTTCGTTGCGCTCGAAGGCCGACTCCAGCCGGCTCTCGGTGTCGGTAAGCTCGGCCTCGATCGCGGCCATCTCGCGCTTCACCCTGCGCCGGAGCTCTTCCAGGGCCTTCGCAGGATCCTCGGGCGCGATCAGCTCGAATCCCCCCTCCTGGAAGATGCGGTTGAGCTCACGGAGGTCGGCGAGCGCCTCGTCGATCGCGACGGCGAGCGTCCCAGCCAGTTGCTCCAACGCACGTTGCTCGCCCGGGGGAGGGAGTCGCCCAAGCCGTGCGGATACGGAGCGCGCTTCCGCGTTGAGCTGCTGGAGCTGAATCGCGAGCCGCGCCTGTTCGCCCTTGATCTGCTCTTCGATCAGCCGGACAGCTTCCTCACGGTTGCCGTTCGCCCGTGCGATCTCGTCTGCAAACCCGGCATTCGCCAATTCGCGCTCGGTCCCCAGCAACCGGGCGAGCGCCTGCGTGTGTGCGTCGGTGCCCTGCTCCAGTTGGGCGAGGCGGGTGACCTGGAATTCGTACTGCTGAAGCAGCCGCGCGTTGGCGATCGTCGTCCGATCGAGCTCACGCCGCTCGTCGCGCAGCTCTACGACCCGCCGCTCCTGCGCGCGCGTCCGCTCAGCGGGGGTCGTCACGATCTGATCAACGAAACCGGCGACTAGCGTGAGCCCGGCCACGACGCCCGCGACCGTCACGCCGATCGTGCCGAAGATCGCGCCGATGATCCCGAGGGTGGCCGCGATGCCTAGGAGCGCAGCCGTGAACCGCGCCACCGGATTGTTCACGATGGCTTCGAGGGCATCCCCCATCAGCTCGATCGTATTCGTGACGATCGTGGTGCCGGGGCCGAGCGTCGCGATCGCCGCCACCAGCTCGGCGGTCGCCTCGACAATGCGGCGCACGTCCTGACCGATCTGCGAGATCGTGTCTCGGTTCTCCTCCATGAACACCGACGCTGACGCGAGCCCATCGAGCAGCGCCTCGATCGAGTCGCCCGCGAGGTCGCCGATGAAGAAAAACACATCCTGAAGGCCGTCGATCAGCCCCTTGAATTCGTCGGCGATCTGCGCGGTGTCGAAGTCGAAGATCCGACCAAGCGCAGGGAACCCGCGACTCGTCAGCGCCTCGAAGAGCGGCTGCGTGATGTCGCCTGCGAGGATCTCGACCGTTTCCTTCAGGTTCGAGCGCAGCCCAGCAAACGTGCGTGTGATGCGCTCGCCGGCGAAGCCGAACGCCTCAAACCGTTCCAGGAGGAAATCCGCGAGCCGGTTCTGCTCCTTCGCGAGCCGGATCTGCTCGTTCGTGATCCCGAGGCTCTTCGCGATCCGCGTGTTTTGGTCGATGATGCCGCCGAGGATCGACCGGATCTCCTCGTTGAGCTGCCGATAGGGGATGCCGAGCGCCCCGGCCGCTTGCGCGACTCGGATCGTGACCGTCCGGATCTCGTCGAGTGTGAGCCCGGTCGCGATGCCCGCGCCGACCGCCTGCTGGAAAGCGTCCACGAGCTCCTGCGTCGTGGCTGCGGTCTGGATGCCTGCGATGCGGAGCTTCTGGACCTGATCTTCCGCGAGTCCATACGCAGCGTCGAGCGCCTTGACGCCCGAGATCAGGTTGCCGTTGACGTCTACGAGGTCGGCGGTCGCCGTGATCAGCGATGCGATCGCGAGCTCTGCCGTCTCGATCGTCGCGTTGAATTCCAGGCCCGTCCGGATCGTACCTTCGATCGACTGACGGATCAGGCTGAACGTGCGGAGTACTCCGACGATCGCGACCGTGCGGAGCAGGATGTTCCGGAACGAGCGCCCCAGCTCGGACGACGAGCGCGTAGCCTTCTTCTGCTCCGTGCTCGCGCCCTTCAGCGCATTCGCGAGATCGCGGAATGCCGCGATCGCGTTCTCCTGGCCTTCCGCCGTGAAGATCGCGCGGTAGACCTGTTGGGCGCTACCTCCTCCGACGGGCACTTTCGACGTCCTCCAGGGCCTCCAGGAAGCGGGGCTTCTCCGGGGCCTTGAACGGTTCGGTGGATGGCCGGGTCCTTGGCCTGTCCTTCAGGATCGCGGGCAGTTTCGGTTGCTTCTTCAAGCCACCCTGCACGTACATCAACTGCTCGTGACGAAAATCCGACGCTGCCTCTTCGCGCAGGAGGTGGATGAACGCCTCCAGCCCGTCACGCATGCGCACGCGGTGGTGCACCTCGTCCATGACGAGCGGATCGAAGCGGGCGAGGCGTGCGATCACTTCTCGGTAGTCTCCGAGCCGTTCTCCCCACCGCTCGGGGGCTTCGGCCGCAGGCTGACGCCGGCCATCGCGGCCACCGCGCCGAGCCTCCTTTCGGAAGAGCTCGGGGAAGTCCTCAAGGACACCAGCCCGGAAAGAAAAAACCCGACGACGCACTGGATCAGGATGCCGTGCAGTTTCTTGATGTCGGGCCCCTTCACCTTGGCGAAGAATTCCCGGTTGGCGTCGGCTTGCGCGCGCGTCCACTCCTGGCCCCGCTCGACCAGGATCCCCGAGAGGATGTCGAGATGGGCGCGGCCGGTGAATGCCCGCATGAGGATCCGCTCCGAGATTTCGCGCCATACGTGCTCAGCTACCTCGTCGCCGGCACGGATCGCGTCGATCTTCGGGTTGAGGATCGCCTGCATCTCCTCGCCCATGCCCGCGTCGTGCGCGGCACGCTGCACGTACCCGTACTGCTCGAACGTCAGATCCGCCTCCGGCGTGAGGAGGAACGTCCTCCCCATGAGCTCCAGGGGCTCCTGCTCGATCGCCTTTCGTTCGTCCATCGGCCCTTCCTCCGTTGAGGGATGATGAAAGCCCGGCGCGGTAGCGCCACCCGCGCCGGGCCATTCACGCCACCCGCTATGTCGCCCGGCTTGGGCCTAGCGGTAGTCCAGCCTGTCCACCGCCTCCCAGAACGGCGCGTTGGGATGGTTCACGCTGTCGTCGAGCGCCTCACCCGCGAGCGTCCAATCGAGGAAGTTGTCGCCGATGAATTCGAGCGCACCCTCCGGCTCGACCGAGAAGATGTGGACCTTCACGTCCATCGCGGGGCCGGCCGCCGGATCGCCGATGAAGATCAGCGCGCCCTCGATGTTCGTCTTCGACCCACCACGCACGGTCGGGTTGGTCGCCGCCGCGTACGAGTAGTCGATGTCGATCTGCGTGCCGGCGACGAAATCCGTCCCGTCCGTGTGGAACGTGATCAGGCCGAGCGTTGCGTCCTCGATGGTGTAGTCGTCGTCCAGCGTGAGCGTGGTCGCTCCCTGCTTGATCACGACTGCGGAGATGTTGCGGAACTCCGTCTGATACGCCCGCTCGCCGACTGCCTGTGCGGCCGTGGCCAGCACCTCGCCCGAGGCCGACGCGGCGCCCTGCGCCAGCGCAGCCACGTCACCCATCGTGACGAGCGCCACGTTGTCCGGGTTGAATTCCTGCCCGGTGACGGACACGTTCGCGACCCGCTCGGACGTGATGCGCCGGTACGTGCCCAGCGCGTTCGTCATGCGGTTGATCACCTTCTGAATCGTGTCGTCGAAAGACAGCTCGAAGCTGGTGCAGTTCCCGAGATGCGCGTACCCCGTGTCCGCATCCGTCCGGTTGAACCAAAGCTGCCCAGCCCCGAGCATCAGGTTCAGGTTACTCGGTGTCTTCATTTCTTCCCCCTATCCTCGCCGTGAGAGGAGGGCCGTTGCGTTCAGCCCTCGGTGGTCGTGATGTCAGTCCGGGATCTCATCCGGATCGACGTGAATGTCCGGAACCGATTCGTCGGCCCCCTCTTCTTTCGCGGGCGCCCGGTAAGGCGACCCGCGCTTGTTAGCTGCGGTACGGGTCACGATCGCGCCGATCTTCTTGAGCCACTCGATCTGCGACTCCCACACTTCGATCTCGTCGCCAGGGAAGACCTCCCTGCCCTGATGGTGGTGCCCCACATATCCGGGGGCGATCGTCACCGTGACCTTGCGTTCGGGCATGTTAGTTGTGCCTCACTTCAGGATTGTCCGTGCGCGTATGGAACGATACATGGATCTTTACCTCGCGCGCGCAAACGATCTCGTGAGAGTCCTGGAATCTCGTGTATGCTGCTTCGTAGCCTTCTTCGCTGATCCAATGGGCCAGCCCACCAAGCCGGGGCTCGCTCTGTAGTGCCTGGACCAGCCAGTTGTAAGCCGGGTCGGTTGCTTCCGCGCCCTTGGTGGCGCTCGCGAGCGCGTATACTCCGACCAGTAGTTCGAGAATTCGATCCGTCTTCGGCGACTGCCAATGCACTCGGCTGACCGCCACTTCCGCGCCGATCGAAACGATGATCAGCGCACCGGCCTGCACATCGGCCGGTCGAACATCAGTGAGCCGCTCGCGTTCGACGGTGAGGCCGGCGGGCTTCGTCTTCGTCCCGCTCGCGATCTCGACCGAGGCAACGTTCAGCCTCGCTTCGACCGCCTGCGCGATCTGCACACCGACCGACAACACGTCAGGCTCTCGTGCTGTGCGTCAGCGCGATGATGACCTCTTCCCCGTCGCCGGGATGACCGAAGTCACCCACGACCCAATCCTCGCCGGCGACGGTGATGAGCTTCCCCCGTTCCAGGTTCGGCAGACACGACCTCTGTCCGATCAGGACCCGGGCAATCCCCTGGACCCTGTTCGCGAATGCGTTGAGAACCTCGATGGTCGGCTCCTCACAGTGCATGCGGACGCGCCGACCACGGTATTCCACCAGCACCCCGCCGGTGACCTCCAGGATCTCTTGTCCGAGATCCACGTCGAAGAACGGCTTGAACGTCACGCCCTATTCGTCCTTGTCCTCGTCCTCGTCGAGCTCGTCCAGAGCTTCGATGATGCGATCGGCGTACGCCTCCCCGACTCCCGGAACCTGCGTGAGATCCGGGAACGAGCGCACGGCGTCCAGCGTGTTCAGTCCCGCCGCCACGAGATGCTTGCGGTACGGGAAATCCAGCGGAAGCGCGTTCTTGTCGGCGCGATCCGACGGAACATCCTCATCGTCGTCGCTCGGGTTGAGCACGGCGACCGCGTTCTGTTCCTGGAGCTGTAGGAACCGCTCCTCCGTGCACTCGAACACGGCGCTCGGCTTGCCGGGCACGTGCCACTTCCCAACCTGGGGTGAATCTCCCTCCATCACCCGAATCGTCTTCAGCGCGCGGACCCGCACGCGCAGGCTACCCGTCGTCATTGCGATTGGCCCTCATGTAGAGATGGTCCCTCAGCGGAGGCCGGGAACGCCCCGGCCTCCACCGTGGGTTGACGTTGCCCTACGTTCCCTCACGGCCTACGCGCCGCCGTTCAGGACTTCCGCCGACAGGCTGGAATTCGGCCTGTACGGAACCACCAGCGGCGCGCACTGGAGGAGCAGGAGCCTCCGGGAGGGATCCTCTTCCTCCCAGGACTTCGCGAAGATCCGCTGCGCGCGGTGCGACGCCTTGAAGTCCTTGATCGTGCCGTAGTGGCGGGTGCCCTGAAGCCCGTCACCGTTGACCATGTGCACGGTCCCCGAGGGCATCATCTGGCCAGCCACACCGTCCTCGTCGATGTAGTTGTCCTGATAGACCCACAGGTTGAAGTCTCCGAGCTGCCCCGGATTGCGCACACGGCGCGCGGCCAGCGGGCCCGTCTCCGCACGGGACTCCGACCCACGGCGCGTGTCGAGGAGATCCTTGACCTGCGCGTGCGTGCGGATCGCCTGCCACACGTCGGGTGCCATCACGACGTCGAGCGCGATCCCGCCGCCGGCGTCGTAGATGAGCTGCGCCCACGCTTCGAGATCGTCCATCGGCGTCGAGGTCGTCTCCGACCACCGTGCGGCGCCCGTGAGAGCCGCGACCGTGAGGCTCGCGTCCCGCAGGAAGTCCACCACCACGTCGTCGAAGCCCTCGCCCGTGATCGTGGCCTTGCCGGTCCGGAGCACCTCGGAGGCCATGACCTCCTCGCGGCGCGTGAGCATCCGGTTCTGGTTCGCGATCGTCTGTCCGAGAAGCCGACGGGTGCGCTCCTCGTTGGACAGCGTACCGAGCGGCGCCTCGCCGATCACGCGCTTGATCGGCGCGTCCGCATCGAACAGGCGCTTGTCCTTCGCGTACGCGGGCTTGAAGGTCCGCGTCTCGTACCCCTCGTGCTCGACGATGCGCCCTGCGCGAAGCGGGCTGACGAAGGGAGTGATGCGCGGCTGCTCGTTTTCCACGTCGAAGTGGATCTCTTCCTTCTCCGACTCTTGCGAGATGCGGAAGAAGGTGGTGAGCAGCCACGCGGCCGGATCGACGTCGATCTGACGAACGACGCGATTCAGCATCGCAGTTGTGAAGAGGTCGATCACTTTTCGAGCTCCCGTGAGAGATGAAAGCGTGTGGTGAGCCGAAACTCACCAAGGGTTGTTGTCGAGCGTTCCCGTCTACGCCGGAGTGGCCGTGACCGGCGGGACGAGGTAGATGTTGAAGTCCTGGAGACCAGCCTTGATGCTCGCGACCGTGTGGGCCGTGCCGAGCGTGATCTTGTCTTCGTTGAACTCGCCCTCGACGTACGCGAGACCCTTCGCGTCCGCCAGCGTCGCGTCGATGTCCGCCGCAGCGATCGCGCGCGGCACCTCGGACCCGTCGATGGCTGCCGACAGGCTCGCCAGGTACTTCCCGTCTCCGTCACGGCCGAGTACCTCGCCGCGCACCACGTTCTCCCCGCTCAGGAGGATGATCGGGATCGCCTTCGCGGACGGCTTGTGGCCGGCGATCAGGTTGTCCGGATCGTAGCTTTCGGTCCGGAACTCCGCGTCCATTGCCTTCGTCATGGTACTCCTCGTGCCTGGTGGTGACTTGTAAGCGCAGCCCCCATCAGGAGCTTACGCGCGTCTGTTCGTGCGTACTACTCCGCGAGCCCCGACTTCTGCCACGCGGTCGCGTGCTTGAGCACCGCCTGAGCCACGGCCTCCTCTTCGCCCTCGGCCCCATCCTTCGCCAGGTCCGACTTGACTCCCGCGACCACCTTCTCGTCGTCGGTGAGCCCGTCCTTGACTGCCTCGCGCTGCTTCGACTCGGCCTGCCCCTTCGCCTGGAGGATCTGGAGAGCCGCGTCTCCCCGGGTGACCTTCGGATCGTTCATGAGCTTCAGCTTCAGCTCGTCGTGGCCCTTCGCCTCGATCGCCTGGATACCGAGGACGCGCTCGCGTTCCGATGTCGCGCCTTCGATGCGGCCCTTCTCGGTGCCCTCCGTGAGCCCGGCCTTGTGGCCTTCGTCGCGAATGGCTGCGACGAGCTCCGGGTGGTGCGCGTCGAGATATGCGCGCGTGATGGCGGGCGCCGCCGGCGTCTCCTTGTCCTTCTCGCCCTTCTCGATCATGCGATCCTCCTGTGAAGTGATGCCGCCCAAGGCGACGAGTGTGCTGCGGCCGGCTTTGTCGCCGGCGTTGATGCTCGAAACGAGTGATTCGAGCGTGCCGAGGCTATCGACTAGCCGAACCTCGACGGCCTCGCGACCGACGAACAGCGCGCCGCTTGTCGCGGCGATCATTTCCGACTTCACGCCCCGGTACCTTGCCGTGTTGTCGATGAACACCTGAGCGAGCGAGTCTACCCGCTTCTGCACGACCGCCCGCGCCTTCGCCCTCTCGTCGGAGTCGTCCGCGAACACGTCCACACGCTTCAACGGCGTTTGGGACGAGACGAATTCGAGGCGCTGCACGCCCCGCTTCTCGTCCGCCTTCCGGTAGTCACTCACGCCGGCGACCACCCCGATCGAGCCGACGATCGCCATGTCGGCCGCGATGATCCGGTCGGCTCCGCTCGCGAGACCGTAACCGCCAGATGCGCCAAGGTGCGAGATGAACGCGGTGATCGGCTTCGTTCCACGGTACGATGCGATCAGCGCGGCCGTCTCCGACATCCCGTCCACTTCACCGCCGGGCGAATTGATGTCCAGGATGACGTGCTCCACCTCGTCCCTCTCCATCACGCTGCTGATGTCGGCCGCGAGCTGCTCGTACGACGTCGCGCCGCTGATCTCGCTGAGCAGGTTCGCGTACCGAAACATCGGGCCAGAGACAGGGACGATGGCCACGTTGCCACGGATCCGCGTCTCGCGCGTACCGGGTGCGGGCTTCCCGAACCTCTTCTCGATGGCCTGCAACACCGCCTCGCGGTTCTCGACGTCGCGGTCCCCGATCGCGGCCATGAGCTCCGCGTACTCCTTCAGGATCGCCCAATCGACCGTCTCGATGTACTGCCTGACGAGGCTCACGCGACCGCCTCCCGCTTCTGCTCGGGGGAATCACCCTCCGCGTTCCGGCGCTCGCGCTCTTCCGGATCGTCTTCCTTCCCAGCGGGCGCCGACGTCGTGGCCGTCGCCGCGAACGGCATCCCATTGCTCTCCAACCGTTCCTTCTCGATCTCACGCTGCGGCTGGATGTCGCGGTCCCAATCGAGGCCGAGCAATCCAGCCGATTCGTGTTTCCGTGTGGACAAACCGGCGTCGATGCGCATGATAGCAGCACCCACGTCGTCCTTCGGGTTGATCTGATTCTGGCCGGGGCCTACCCAGCTCGCGTTGAGCCACGCCTTGCGACTCATGTCGTCCGTGAGGAACCCAGGGAGGTCGATCAATCCACTGACCACCGCATCCGTGATGACCCACTCGTACACGAGACCGAGGAACCAATCACCCAAGAATTGGCGCCTCGTCATGAAGAAGCGGAATGCGTCGAGCGTCGCCGCGCGAGCCGCCGAGTAGCTGCTCTGATAGAGGTGCATGAGCACCTCGTAGGGGATCTCGACCGCCATACCGATCTGCTGAACCAGCGACCGGAAGAACGGATCGAACGCCCCGTTCGGGCGGGTCGGATTCGCCGTGCTCACCTTCTCGCCTGGCCGGAGGTCGATCACCGCACCGCCACCCGGCATGAAGACGTCGCCGGCTTTCGTCGGCGCCACCTCGCCGACCGGAGCGACCGGGAGCTGCCCCGTCGCCGGGTTCTCCGACTCCACGAAGATCGTGAACATCGCCGTCACGACGCTCGACATCAGCTCGTAATCGGTGAGCCGCGTGATCTGTTTCAGCGGCTCCATGACGGCGGCGAGGGCTGGGACACCCCGGCGTTGGCCGGGGCGGCGCTTCTCGAAGATCAGCCGTGAGAGCGTGAGCCCGTTCCGCCCATACTTCGGAACACGTTGCCAGCTCGTGATCTCCGCTAAGTGCAGATCGCCCGGATGCCTGTTGCTGACATGGTGCGCAACCGTGCGACCTTCCCCATCTACCTCGACGCCTCCAGCCAGGATGTCGGTGTCCATGTTGCTGTCCGGATTCGACACCCGATCGGCCTCGATGAGCTGGACCTTCGTCGGGACGATGTTCCCCGGGTCGAGGCGGCGGCGGCGGACGACCAGGATGTCACCGCTCTCGAACATCGAGCGGTAGACGAGCGCCTGGAGGTCAGCCTGCTTCACGTCACCCTCGAATTCGAGATCGTCCTTCGCGTTGTTCCAGATCCGCTCCAGCTCCTTCTGTTTCTCCTGCGCCTGCTCGACTGTGAGCCCGAGAAGGTCCCCATCCACCTCGGAGCTAAGCCGCAGCCCGGTTCCGACGATGTGCGTGGTCGAGGTGGACGCCGCGCCCGCAGCGATCGGAGCGTTCCGACAGAGATCCCGCGACCGAGCTCGAAGCGTAGTGTGCTGATCGAGGAGGTCGGCATTCGCTGACCCAGCGGCCGGCTCCCACTCCTGCATCGCCTTCCGATCCGACCGACCGCCCACGTATCCGAAGCTCGCGACGTACTGCTCCATCTGCGCCTGCTGGAGTCGAGCGGCGTAGCGCCGCATCCCCCACACCGGGTTGATAGCGTCCAGCGCCCGATCGACGACGCTCATCCGAACGTCGATCGGAGCTGCTCTCTTCACCTCACCCACTTCAGAACGCATCGGCTACCCTCGGGGAACGATCGTACGGACCTGGCGACCACCCGCGTCCAGACCAGCCAACTCAGCCTCCAGAACACGCCGGATCTCGTACAGATCCTTGATGCTGTGCAGCGTATACGCGCGCCCGTTCCACTCACCACGCACCGCGCGCCTTGAGAGGATTTCGAGGATCAGCGCATTGAGCGCCTCCAGCTCTGCCGTCAGTTGCTCAACGCTCGCCACGTGATCCCGGGAACGGACGAGGCCCCCTTCCCCGCCGGTCCGGCAGGATAGGGGGCCTCGTTGGGGCCAACCAAATCCACTGATCTGTCGAGGGAAGGACTCAGCTCCCCCGTGAAGGCGCCATGATGCGTCGAGATCGACCCCGGCGTCAAGGGTGGGACCGGAAAGGAAACCACAAGGTTTTTCCTACCCGTCGCGCTCAGGACCGCGCCTCGGCCGTTACC